ACACAAAATGTTGCTAATTTGATATTTAACTATGCGATTAGCGTTGATTCAAATCTGACTACAGTATTAACAGAAACAATATCAACAACTGCATCTTTTACTTGTTATCCCACTTGCGATATTGCCGATGGTGGATTGATGAAACTAACCGGAACTCCGGTTACTGTTGCTTTTGCAAATATAGGCAGTTATACAAATTATTATTATCAAGATACAAACGGTGTTATTTATAAACTTGGTACTTGTACTTATGTTGCTGGTATCGGTAATACGGCATATCGGTGGGAAAAGTGGGATGCTATCTATGGCGTTAATTCATATTGGGTTGGCCCTCATCTTGGCCCTGTTGATCCAAACACTGGGTATCCAATCATTATACCGGGACACTATGAATATTACTCATATACAAATAAGGGCACCACAAATTACGGTTATGTTTATGGCGCAGATGGTACATATCCTGATAATTCATATCAATCAGATGGTACAACAAATTATTGGTATGACGGGAAAGTGCAAAACTCAACATATACATGGAAATTCTACTTAGTATCAATATTTAATACGTTTGGAACCAGTCCGGTACGGGGCATATGGTCAGGCAGAGTTGGCGCAAATGATTATATAATATCGGCTTGTAATGGACGTTTGTGGGCGTTATCAATGCAAAATGGAGTTTGGCGTAAAATAAACCTTGGTGCAGTAACGGCCACAAACAAAGTACATATGTTCGGATTTGAGGGCAAACTATATATTCTAAACGGTTCTGAGTATTTAGTTTGGACGGCTGCTGAAACAAGCTATAATTACTCATATTCTTTTTTGTGGAGTGGAACGACTAGTCAGCAATTTGCCGCTTATATCGGTAATCTGTTTTACGTTTTCACGCTTACATCTTGGAATTACGGAGACACAGTTGTTTACAATTCTGGAACAAATATTTTGAAACACAATAATACTCAAATTACATTTTACACATCGTCAACCATTTTCCAGGGTGGAGGACTTGAAAATCTTGGAACCTCAACCGATATAACAGCTAACTACGCTTCACCCGTTGCCGTTGCAGGGTATCGCCCACTTACCGTCATTACCGCCACTCCATCAAGCGGAAGCGGAAAAGCACTTGAACGCATCAATATGCTAAATGGTTTACGTAGAACATGGTACTCTCCCAATGGTTCAGATACGGTTTTTAAAATCAATGAAACAACCGTTGCAAGCGTAGATTATGTTAAAAATCTAGTAACGGGCACAAATTATACCCTCACAACACATTATACGGTTAGTACAGATAAAAAGACAATTACATTTGTAACTGCTCCTGCTGTCGGTACAACAGCCAATCCCGATGTTGTTGAAATTGGTTATACAGTACCCGATACGTTTCGTTCGTCCATTGAATCAATGACATTGTCTGAATTTTATAATGGCGCAAATGATAGTAGAGTTTTCTTATATGGTAATGGTACAAACAAACTATATTATTCAGGAATTGACTACAACGGTTTGCCATCTGCTGAATATTTTCCCAACTTAAATGAATGTAAAATTGGTGATGCTAATACGCCTGTTTTGGGTTTGGCAAGAGACTTTGACAGATTAATGGTTTGCAAGGATGGCTATACATCTACATTAAAATTTGGAACAATAACCTTAGAAGATGGTTCAATAACTGCTGGGTTTTATGAAGAACTAGCAAATAAGGGTATTGGTACGGTTGGATATAATCAAGCGATTGTAGTTGAAAATTATCCAAGAACTATTGATGCAAGATCAATTTATGAGTGGGTAACAATGTCAAGGGCAACAGAGCAAAGAAATGCACAAGAAGTATCAAAAAAAGTTAACAGAACATTAAGAACAATGGATTTATCAAAAGCATTTACATTTTATGACAAAGTGAATAAAGAGTTTTATGTAATTGAAAATGGTGTTGCTGTAATACAAAACACACAATCGGGTGCATGGTACATATACCGAGACTTCCCGGCTATATGCATGATTGTATATCAGGATGAACCGTATTTTGGAACAGCCGACGGTTATATACGGCATGTTTCAAGAGAGCATTTACATGATGTTGGACAAGCCATAACGTGTTATTCAGAATCGGGTGCAATGGATTATGGTTTTCCAGATATGTATAAAACGTCAGATGCAACGTACGTCGGATTAAAACCAGAACAAAATTCATCAGTTGATTTAACAATCAAAACAGACAGAGATATTATTTATGATGCAGAAAATGTATTGGAATCATCGTCCGGTGTGGTTAATGAAGGGTATTTTGACTTTCTTAACTTAAATTTTGCACATTTCACATTCAACTTAAACACAAGTCCTAAAACACATAAAAAGAAAATCAAAGCTAAAAAATTCACTTATGAAACAATAGTCTTGTCAAATGTATCAAGCGATACAACAGCAACGATTACTGAAATCAATATTGATTATACATTAGATGGGAAGGTGAAATAATGGCATTAACTCAATACGCATCAGATCCGAATGTTATTGCTAAATTACCAACATATCCGGGAGAATCAAAAATTACAGTCGCACAATTGAAAGCATATTTTGACCAAGACAATGTTGCCTTTAAGTCATTTTTTGACAATATTCATTTACCGGAGCAAGACGCTATTAACGGTTCAATGATGACAACGGCCAATGCAACAACCGTTATTGAAAGCGCCCTTACAGTTGCTAAATCATCGGGCGAATTTGATGGTAGAGAAATTGCATTACAAAAAACGGAATCGTATATACAATGGCGCTATGTTGGTGATTCCGTTTGGCAAAATCTTATTGCACTTTCTGCCATAACCGGAAAAGACGGAACCAATGGAACTGATGGAACTAATGGCGGAGTTCCTTGTGGTACAATCGCAGTTTGGGGCGCAACCCAGCCGCCAGATCATGCATTTTTATGTGACGGTTCGGAAAAATCAAGAATTACTTATGCTCGATTGTTTGACGTAATCGGCACAACGTTTGGCGTTGGTGATGGTGTAACAACATTTAATCTTCCAAATCTAAAGGGTAGTGTTCCGGTTGGTTACGACTCAACTCAACCCGAATTTAGTTCAATCGGGATAAAAGGCGGAGAGAAAACGCACACATTGTCGGTAGACGAAATGCCGGCGCATAAACACACACTTAGAGCAGTAAGTGGAACAGGTACTCTTACTCAGGTTCCTGCAAATAACGCTTTGGCAGCACAGGTAACGACTCCAAGAATATACAGCACGAGTTCTCCTGACGTAAACATGTCACTAAGTTCAATTTTGGACAGCGGCGGAGGATTATCGCACAACAACTTGCAGCCATATACCGTTGTAAACTATATCATCTATTACGAAGATGCAATTATGGGTTCATCAACTACAACAATAGTCAACGACCTCACAACAGGTGGCACAACAAGTGCATTAAGCGCAGAACAAGGCAAGGTTGTTGGTGCAGCAATTAGCGAATTGTCTGCGCAGAAGGCAGATAAGACACAGGAAAATTGGATAACCCCAACTCTTGTGAATGGTTGGACAGCCACAAACGGAACGCCACAATATTATAAAGACAACTTTGGAATAGTGCATTTTAGAGGCGGTCTTAATCCGGCGAACAAAACGGACACGAGTGTATTTATGTTGCCTGACGGTTACACACCATCGGCAACAATATATTTTAGTTTTGGTGGCGCTTATTACGGGGTTTTAGCAAGCGGAGTGTTTATATACGACAGCGAAACTTGGGGCGGAATTGGTTTTATAACGTTTAAGGCGGAGGCGTGAAATGATATTCGTAAGAAAAATAGATGGAAACGGAATGTTTGTCGAAGATGCTTTAGTTAGTGAGTTGACGGAATTTACAGTTGAAACGCCCTGCCCGAGCGGTTTTCACAAACCAAAATGGGACGGAGCGCAGTGGATCGAGGGAATGTCGCAGTCAGAAATTGATGCACTGAAGAACGTTGCGCACACTCCAACAACGGGAGAAAAACTAGCCGCGCTACAAGCAGAAAACGATACTCTCAAAGACCAGCTAAACGAAGCGACTATTTCAGGAGCGGCGACAAGCCAGAACCTATCAGATTTCATGGATTTTTATTTCACAAGCAATCCCGAATAATTTAGGAGGTTTACATTATGCAGATGTCAACAAACGTTTTATCTTTCAGGACTTCTCAGTACGCCGTCGCTATTTTTTCGTATGGCACAAATCGCCTGACAGCAAGAGACGGTTTTGCGGGTGTGGCGGCTGGATATTATTCTCCAGTTGAGCAGTACGCAAAAAACAACTTCACGGAAACGCAGATTGCAAACGCTCTTGCCCAGACATGGATTAGCCAGCAGGAATATGACGAAACGATGGCGCTGATCTAAGCCGACAATTTAACAATTACCTCACTAACCGCATATACCCGCGCCGCCTTCACGGCGGTATTTTTATGCCAGGAGGCGGTAAAATGGACAACACAAGCGGGTTCGAAAAGTTATGCACCGAAAAGCACAAG